GTATAAAGGAATGGCTCCATTAAATCCTGAAGGTAGACCTAAAGGTAGTATGAACAAGTGGACTATACTTTCTAGAGAGCTGCTAACAGAACGTGGACCTGAGATAGTCCAAGTTATTATAGACAGAGCTTTAAAAGGTGACGTACACTGTTTAAAGATGTGTATAGATAGAATCGTACCTCAAACCAAAGCTGTTGAAATTAACCATAGGAAACATGAAGGTGGTGTAATTATCAATGTAGGTACTTCAGAACAAATCATAGAACAAGCCAAGAAAACTAAACCAAAGCAGGTACGTAGTAAATCTGAGGATGCTGTATTAGCGGAAGTAGCAGATGAGCTTCAAGAGTGATTTAGCCTTCGGTGAAGAAGGTGAGCTTTTAGTATTAAAGAAATTAAGATATAAATACCCTAAAGCTTATAAAGTTCGGGGATACTGTAAAGAGTGGGACATCTTTATACCAGAGAAAGATATAGGTGTAGAAGTTAAGAGTGATAGAGCTTCGTATAAAACTGGTAATGTGGTCATAGAAAATAAATATGGAGGTTCCCCTTCTGGTATTGAATCTACTAAAGCTACATGGTGGGTGTATATTACTAGAGATAATCTTTACTGGATAACACCGGAACAGATAAAGGATTGTATAAAAGATAACAATATAGAAGCTAGAGAGTTTGCTCCTATAGATGGAGACTTTAAAGGAAAGTCTTTGTATTTAATAAAAGAGAAGGTGTTTAAAAATTACGTCACTCGTACAGAAGGATTAAATGGCAGAGATTAATGTAGAGTTGCACCCTGCGCAACTAGAGATATTTAACTCTAAAGCAAGATTTAAGATAGTAGCTGCTGGTAGACGTTTCGGTAAGTCTAGATTAGCTGCTTGGATTCTATTAATAAAAGCATTACAATCAGAAAGTAAAGATGTATTTTATGTTGGTCCTACGTTTCAACAGTCTAAAGATATTATGTGGAGTATGTTGAAAGAGCTAGGAGCTGACGTTATAAAGGATGCCTACGAAAACACAGCTAGGCTTACTTTAATTAATGGTAGAAAGATATACCTTAAGGGCAGTGACCGACCAGATACTCTAAGAGGCGTAGGACTTGCATATGTTGTTTTAGATGAATATGCTTCTATGAAGCCTATTGTATGGGAACAGATATTAAGACCGACTCTGGCTGACGTGCGGGGTGAAGCTTTGTTTATAGGTACACCTGCTGGTAAAAATCACTTCTATGACTTATATAAAGAAGCAGAAAAAGAAGAAGACTGGGAGTCTTTCTCTTATAACTCTAAAGATAACCCTTATATAGCTGCGGATGAAATAGATGCTGCTAGAAGGTCAATGTCATCAATGGCATTTAGACAAGAATTTGAAGCAAGCTTTGAAACTTTCTCTGGTGGTATCTTTAAAGAGGAATGGTTTCATACAGGTAAAGAACCTGAAGAAGGTAATTACGTTATAGCTGTAGACCCTGCTGGATTTGAAGCTGTAGAAAAAGAAAGAGGGCTAAAAGGTTCTAAATTAGATGAAACTGCTATAGCTATAGTAAAGATATGTAGAGATAAATGGTGGGTTAAAGATATACTACATGGTAGATGGGGTATTAAAGAGACAGCTACTAAGATTCTTAAAGCTGCTGAGATATGTGAAGCTACAACTGTAGGTATAGAAACTGGTTCTTTAAAAAATGCTATTATGCCTTACCTAGAAGATGAGATGAGAAGTCAAAATAGGTTTGTACACATAGATGAACTACGACATGGTGGTAAAAAGAAGACTGAACGTATAACATGGTCCCTACAAGGTAGAATGGAGCATGGACAAATAAGCTTTAATGAAGATAGGGAGTGGAAACACTTTACATCACAGATGTTAGACTTTCCTAATCACCTTTCACATGACGATTTGCTCGATAGTCTTGCCTATATAGACCAAGTATCAATAGCCGACTTTGCATACTCCATAGATATGGAAGAAGACTGGGAACCTATGGACGATATAGCAGGTTATTAGGTAATTTAACACATAGTTCTACACAACTACCTAAAATGTGCTATACTCCTTGAATTACTTACGCTAGTGGAGCTATTCTTATAGATGTACGAAGATAAAGAAACTAAGTATCAAGCTTTAGCCGGATGGCTTACATATAGACTAGATAACTGGCGCAATCACAGAGACCAAAACTACATAACTAAGTGGGACGAGTATTATCGTCTATGGCGTGGTACATGGCTGCAAGAAGACATGACACGTACCTCTGAAAAGTCTAGAATCATAGCACCAGCACTACAACAAGCTGTTGAATCCGCAGTTGCCGAGATGGAAGAGGCTACATTTGGTCGTGGTAAGTGGTTTGACATCAAAGATGACCAGTTAGATGAAGACCCTAGCGATGTAGAGTATGTTCGTAACCTATTACAAGAAGACCTAGAGAAGATGGGTTGTAAAGATGCTATATGTGAAGTCTTTATTAACTCAGCTATTTATGGTACAGGTATTGGAAAGATAGTTGTTGAACAAAACTTAGAACGTTCTCCTGTTGAAGTACCTATCGAAGGTACTAATGCTACTACTAGACAATTAGTAGAGTATCCATCAATAGATGTAAGAATAGAACCTATATCTCCTAAAGAATTTCTTATAGACCCAGCAGCTAACAGTATTAATGAAGCATTAGGTGTTGCGCATGAAGTAATCAAACCAAGATACCATGTAGTTGAAGGTATTAGAGCAGGTATCTATAGAGATGTACCTTTAGATGGTAGTTATGATACTGTTAGTTTTGGTTATGACTCTGAAAGTAAACAAGCAGATGAATCTGACTCAGTTAAGATAACTGAATACTGGGGTAAAGTACCTAAAAGGTTTCTTAAAGCTAATGCTCATAAAGATGACTTTGAATACACTAAGAAAGACAAAGACGAACTAGTAGAAGCTGTTGTTACTATATGTAACGATGAGCATATACTTAGAGTAGAGCCTAATTTATTCATTATGGAAGATAGACCTTTCATATCTTATCAACATGACATTGTTCCAAACAAATTCTGGGGTAGAGGGATTTGTGAGAAAGGATACAATCCACAAAAAGCATTAGATGCAGAGATGAGAGCTAGGATTGATTCATTAGCACTCACTACTACACCTATGATGGCTGCCGATGCAACTCGACTACCTAGAGGTGTCAAGTTTGAGGTTAGACCGGGTAAGACTATACTTACTAATGGTTCACCTAGAGATGCTATCATGCCATTAGACATGGGTAGTACTGACCCTTCAACATTTGACCAAGTGCAAAGCTTACAGGCTATGATTCAAATGGGTACAGGTAGTGCTGACGTAGGTGGAGGCAACAGAGAAACAGCAAGTGGTATGTCAATGCAGCAAAGTGCTGCTATTAAGAGACAAAAGCGTACACTAATGAATTTCCAAAATACATTCCTTGTACCTTTAATACAAAAGTCTATGTGGCGTAAGATACAGTTTGATGTTGAAAGGTATCCTGTTAATGATTACAAGTTTATACCTTATTCAACTATGGGTATAATGGCAAAAGAACTAGAGATGACTCAGATGGTACAGATGTTACAGTCTATACCTAAAGACTCTCCTGCTTTTGATGTAATCTTATTAGCATTATTCCAAAACTCTAGTATTCATAATAGAGATGAGATAGTACAAGCTTTACGACAAGGTAGTCAACCTGATGAAGGACAACAAGAGTTAGAGAACATAGGTAATGAACTACAAATACAACAGTTACAAGCTGAGATACAAAAGACTTTAGCTGAAGCTGAAGAAGAAAAAGGCAGAGCTATATTACATCAAGCACAAGCTGCTATGGCAGTACCTAATGAAATACAAGTAGAGAAAGAGATTATTGATTTACAAAAAGATGCACTATCTATAGACAAAATGAAGTCAGATATAGCAAATCAACAATCTGAGACTCAAAGGAATATACCTGAAGTAGAACATCTTAAGTCAGAAACTATATTAAACTTAGCTAAGGCTAGAGAATCAGGAACTAAAGCAGCCATTAGTACAAGAGTACAATGAAGACTGATGAACAATTTTTAAAAGATAGATTAGATTTATTTGCAACCGAGGGATGGAAAGACTTGGTAGCAGACATGAAAATCACTGAAGAAGGTGTCGTAGATATACGGAATCTTGAAAGTGAAAAAGACCTTTGGCACGCTAAAGGTAAGTTGGAGATTTTAAGACAGTTACTAAGTCTAGAAGATGCAACTAAACTAGCGGTAGAACAATCCTCCTTATAGGAATCTACCTAATATAACTTCATAACCCACATAGGGCGGAGACCAAAATGAGTATAGTAGTAGAAGAAGCACCTTTAGGTGAAATACAGACAACAGAAAATCAAGTAGTAGGTAATGAAATATCACAAGCGGACTATGATGTCCAATCAGAAACAGAGCTTGCACCAGAGATTCCACAATCTACAATTCCTGAGAAGTATGCTGGAAAGACACTAGAAGACGTTATTGAGATGCACCAAAATGCTGAAAAAGTATTAGGTAAACAAGGAATGGAAGTTGGAGAACAACGGAAACTCATTGAAAGTTTATCATCACAACAACAAGCTACAGAAACTGCACTACCGAAAGAAGAACCAGTCCCATTTGAGGAACAGTTCTATGCTGACCCTGCTAACGCAGTTAACTCAGCTATAGAAAATCATCCTGATATGGTGCAAGCTAAGAAAACTAGAGTACAACAAAATCAGTCATACCAGCAAGCTCAGTTAGAGTCTGCTCACCCTGATTTTATGAATATTGTAGAAGACAAAGGCTTTCAAGACTGGATTGGAGCAAGCAAGATACGACAAGAGATATTCCGTGCTGCTGACTCTTATGACTTTGAATCTGCTAATGAATTGTTTTCTACATGGAAACAAATTAGTACAGCAGGTATTAATACTGAAGCTACTAACAAAGCAGTAGCTAAAGAAAAGTCTAAAAGAGAACAAGTATTACGTCAAACTAGTTCTGAATCACGTTCTTCTGGAGATTCAGTAGGTGGAAAGAAGGTTTACCGTAGAGCTGATTTAATCAATCTACAGGTAACAGACCCTAGACGTTATGAAGCGCTGGCAGATGAAATTCAAGAAGCGTATACAGAAGGTAGGGTTAAATAATCATTTATAAAGGAGAAGTAAAATGGCATTAGGTTCTAATGGCGTAACGCTAGCAGTAGCGAATAACTTCATCCCCGAACTATGGTCGGATGAAGTTATCGGTGCTTATAAAACAAATCTTGTATTAGCTAATTTAGTAACCAAGTTATCTCATAAAGGTAAGAAAGGTGATTCAATTCACATTCCTGTACCTGCAAGAGGTAGTGCAAGTGTAAAAGCTGCAAACACACAAGTAGTATTAAGTGCAGCTACTAACACTAAAATTACAGTCACTATTGACAAACACTATGAGTACTCAAAGTTAATTGAGGATATCGCAGAGGTCCAAGCACTTTCAAGTATGCGCAAATTCTATACTGATGATGCTGGATTTGCACTTGCTAAGCAGGTGGACTCTGATTTATTTGCTTTAGCTGAAGGTTTCCAAGGTGGTACAGTAGGTCAATCAGCACAAGCACAAGTGTTTGAAAAAGCAGTAATTGGTGGTAATGGTACTAGTCTTTATACTGGTAACTCTCGTAACTGTACGGACATTACAGATGCAGGAATAAGAGCTATGCTTCTTAAACTTGACAATGCTGATGTTCCTATGGACAATCGTTCAATGGTAGTTCCACCAATCGTTGTCAACGACATGTTAGGTATTGACAGGTTCACTGAGCAACAGTTTATTGGTTCTGGTGATGCAATTAAGACTGGTAAAATTGGTTCTATCTATGGTGTAGATGTGATGATTTCTACTTCTTGTCCTCTTACAGTAGGTGCTGCTACAGCGACTGATAGAGTTGGTATGATTATCCATAAAGATGCTTTAGTATTAGCAGAGCAAGTTGGAGTTCGTTCACAAACACAATATAAGCAAGAGTACTTAGGTGACTTGTTCACTTCAGATACTATTTATGGAGTTGCAGAACTTCGTAACGATGCTGGTGTTGCTTTTGTTGTACCGGGTTCATAGTAGTTAGTTAGGCGTAACCCTTTCTTCGGAGAGGGTTATTACAAACTGATTATGAGTAAACTAGAAAGAAGGATTCGCAAGAAAAACAAAGCTATTAGTTATTTAGGTGGCTTTTGTTGGAAGTGTGAAAAGGTATTTGATAGAGAGCTTTATGACTTTCATCACATAGTACCCTCAAGTAAAAAGTATAGTTGGGATATTTTAAAAGATTATAAGTGGGCTACTATACAAAAAGAATTAGATAAATGTGTTTTACTTTGTTCTAATTGTCATAGGTTAGCACATAAGGAGATGTTAGAACATGCCAATATATGATTATAAGTGTAAGAATGAACATGTCTTTGAGGAGATGTGTTCTATGTCAGACAGAACAGTAAAGAAAGAATGTCCAGAGTGTGGTAAAGAAGGTAGTTGGATAATGGCAGTACGTAGTACACAACCTACTTTTGGAAATGATGATACTCTTTGGAACATGAGAGAACGTAAACGAAACGGAAAGGATGATTTTAATGGACATATTTGAAGATAGTTGCGACCATGATGATATTGAAACTTTAGAGTTAGAAAGATTTAAAACTA